AATAGAATCGATTTCTCAATTTCCGATTTTTCGGAAAGTCCAAGAGGACTCTCGTCGCCTCCAAAGTTTCCAAAAGGACTTTTCATTTCAATTCACTTTCCCCGAAATCAGTTTTTGAGACCTGCGGGTGCGACGCAGAACGGTCTTCTCAAAACCATGATCTACAGTGAGATGGAATAACAATCCTAGTGAAAAAAAAACGAAATCTATTTTTGCAATCTAGACTCTACTCGTGGACAAAATGCCGATCCTCATCTACATCCCCGCGACCGCGGAGTGCCCTGCACACACCTTCTACTCCGACCACACCCATCTCTTCTTCTGCTCTTCGACAGACTGCGCAAACGTAGTTGACTACAATGGAGATTCTTGCAAGGAGTGCACGGATCCCGAAATCCCACCCATTCCTGCACTCGAGACGTATTGTCCAGACTGCGGGATGTACTCGGTTCTCGACGACGACAAGGATTGCGACTGCATGATCATGCCCGCGCTTCAGACATACTGCCCCGACTGCGGGATGTACTCGGTTCTCGACGAGGAGTGCGAGTGTAGACAGTCTCCATTGGACACTGCATACTGGGGCGGTCCATGCCGCGGATGCGGGATTCCGGGACTGTACATTCACGACGACGTGTGCGACTCGTGCGATGAGTTGTACAACCCGACTACGCCTCTGGTCTCCGCGCCCGCCTCGACGCCCACCTAAACTGAAAAAGGGAAAGGAACATACTCTTTATTTATTTTTTTACTGTGCGAGGTCTGTGTGGATGAGATGCGGGTTCCACGCAAAGATCCAACATCCGCCTTTTGTGCATCGGTCAATCACAGTCTTTGTGAGTTTAGACTTGTCACGCAATGCCATGGCGTCATTCAGTGCGTACAGACGGCGCAGCAACTCATTGGGTGTGATCTTGAGTGCGGTGACTGCAGTTGTGAACTCATTGGTGATCATGGTCTCGTTAAAGTTCGGGCGTTGTGGCGAAACAGACGTTACCTTGTTCAACTTGAACTTCTTGTAGAACTGCTGAAAGACGGACTGCAAGTCTACGACAGAGACCACGGGGTCCACTGTGTAGAGGTCGGGTACAGGCATTGCCTTGTTGAGACGCACAAACTCCTGCTTAATCATCTCGTCATCGGCATCCCACATCACATCGACGAGAATGCGGCCGATCCCTTCGATGTCCTTAAGAGCAAGACGACGGTGGTTGCCGTCATAGCAAACGAGTCCGTCGGATGTATGTGCGAGATAAATGATATTGTCTACGCGCCTTGACTGCGCAATCTCTGCGTGGATCTCGCGAACACGGTCCTCGTCGGGTGGGCGGTTGTGCTTCCACGTCTTGATCTCGAGTTTTGCAAATGTGTCCGAGTTCATCTTGTAGAGTGGATGTGTGTTGTCGCTCCACACGCGGGCATTGTCGCGATTCGAGAGAAATTCTTGCCAAATTGAGGTCATTTTGAATGATGTATCCGAAGTTTGCAATTCTACGCTTCATTTTTACCGAAAAACGAACCACTCCCTAAAAAAAGACCGAAAAGCATGCAGAATGGAACCGACTCATTGGATTATGCGGATTGGGAACCGTAGGCACTTCGAAGGCAGCAAAAGGTACGGGATCTGGGGAATCAATTCAAAGCGCCATGATCACTTCGTGCGGCGTGCAAAACCAGGTGACCTACTGTGGTTCATGTCAAACAATTCACGTGGAAAGATGGTTGCTGTGGCGACGTTTACGCATTGCAAACTCCGCGAGACGGGACCATTGTTCGCAGCAGATCGCACAAACGAGGAGTTGGGATGGACAGAGACAAGTGGAGATTGGGATATGTTCATCTTCTTTAAGGATCACATCGATGTAGAGTTATGCAACCTTCTCACTCAAGCAGAAAAATGGACGCAGTCAGGTGTGTTCAGGTACACACCGGTCTTCTGCACCGAGAATCTTCCGGTCATCTACCCTTATATCCGACGGTTCGTGAGCGCTTTCGTCGTGCCTGTCGTCGACGAGTTCGCCGCCGCCCTCCCTCCGCAAGGTCCAGTTTGATTGCATTCAGTGTACGCCGTACTTCGTCCCGTACACCCATCGACAGTCCATTCCGAAGGAGACCTCTCAACACGCCCACACGTTTTTCAAATTTGGGGTAGGTGGCAAGAAAGTCCAACGCACGATTGACGGACTCAAGTCCTACTTCGCGTTGGTTTTCAGTTTTTAACGAATTGTCGTCTGGCAACTCTGCAATCAGTTGATCAACTCGGTCCATTGTCTAGGCGTTAGATCTTTTCAACCTTGACGGCAACAATCTTGGGCAAGGCAATGGGTTCCATGACAACGTAGGCACACTTGTGAACTTCAGGGGTCCGACAGGTGACACAGTACATGCCCATACACCGGCACGTGAATGTAAGATGACTCTTCTTTTTGCAACAGGGACACTTCATTGTAGAATAGGAAACACCCATTATCTTCAATCGCTTTTCGTTTTTCCTAGGTGACTAACAATGGGTACACGAAGACGCCGCCAGTCTCGTAGAGCAAGGAAACAAATCAAATACACTGCAGTCGTCGATCCAGACGTGCGGTATCCCCAAGCAAAATTTGAGAAGGAGTTGGCGCTCTATCTCAAAGATCCGCATGGATGGGGGAAATCGTTTAAGCGTGTCAAGGAGGGTGGCATTGCAATTCGGTTGTCGTCCCCTGCCACAATTAATGAGGCGTGTGGCAAGGATCTGCGGAACCTAAGTTGTGCGGAATTGGGCGGGAAACACATGTACCTCAATGCAATGCGGTGGTCGCACGGTGCACCGGAAAGCAAATTGGAATTGCATGACTATCGGCAGTATATGGTTTCGCACGAGATGGGGCATATTTTAGGGCATGAGCACGTGGACTGCCCGGGTCGTGGACACCCTGCGCCGATTATGATGCAGCAAACACTTGGAATTGGTCAGTGCACGCCTAATACGCGGGTGTGACGACGACGCGTACGACCGCCGCGGGCATTCGGATTCCGCAGTTGCATTATAGCTCGATCCAGATTGTCCGTTTGTCTTTCTAAATCCGTGACACGCTTCAGGAGACCAAGAATAATTGTTTGGATCACAGGAAGTCCCATCGGATCCGTGTACCCGACAAAAGGTACACTTCTGTCACGTAACTCGTCCTTGTGTTGCTGTATCCAATCTTGAATCGGATCAAGAAACGGGCGAGGGGGATTAAACCCTTCTTGAGCAGCGGGGTTGTCCGCCATTTAGTATATATTCTAGTTTTTGATTTAGTTGGTGGAAGGAGGCAGTTTTAGTTCGAGTACGCAAGACCACCCATGCCAGACATGACGCGGAAGATATTGTAGTTCACCGCGTACATGCGGAAGTTGTACGGGTACGCCTTGGACGGGAACGTGCCCGCGCCGCCGCTGGTCTTGCTGTCGAACACGAGGGTCGCAGTGTCGATGCGGGAGAAGTTGCAGGTGCCCGACGGTTGGTGCTCTTCGGGTTGCAGCGCAAACGAGTACACGTTGATCGGATTCGCAACCGGGAACGCGTGGTCGGGAATCGTGCCCGTGATCGTTGTCGACGTAACTGTCTGTCCATTGTTCACGATGTACGTTCCAGCACCTCCCGATCCGCTGCCGTATCCAACAATCAGGGTACCGGGCAGAACACCCGTTCCAGACAGGGTCATTCCAAGGACGAACACGCCTGTAGTGCTGCCCGCAGTGAAGACAGTATCTGCAATCGTGCTGCCCGTCGCACTCGCAGTCGCAGTTGCATTCGCCGAGATGGAGTTGCGCGTGGGCCAGAAGGCGCCGCCCGTGTGGTGCTGGTAGGGTTGGACCTTCCAGAAGTAGTCGCCATAGCGCTCGTCGAAGCGGTCCTGTCCATTGATCTGCAGACGGCAGCGGTCGACAATGTCGTCGTACGAGAAGGGCGACGTGTATCCATTGGCAATCGAAGTCGCACTGGCGCAGTCCGTCTTGCGCACATCCTGGAACACCCAGATCAACTCCTTGACCGGGTGGTTCAGTGTCAGGTCAATGCGGGCATTCGCCGTCGTCAGCGTCTGCTGGAGCGAGTACTGCAACTGGTCGATCAGGTACTCGTGCGACTGCTGGGCAAAGCGACGACGCTCATCTGTGTCGAGGTAGATGTAGTCAATGTACAGGGACGCCTCCTTGGGTTCTGGCAGACGACCCGCGGCAGTCGCGATGCTGCCCGCGACTCCGGCAGTGCCCGACACTAAATCAATCTCCTTGCGGAAGATCAGGTTAAAGTGGACCTCGTGGTACTGGAGGGCAATGAGCGGAAGCGCCAGTCCCGGGTTGCGGCAGAACCAGAAGGACAGGGGAATGTAGAGCACATTCGGGCGACCGTTGCAGGACGTTAAGGTCGAGGGACGACCGCCCTGGTCACCGCCAAGCATGGCATCCAACTTGACGCTCTGGTCGTACGGCGCGCTCAGAGTCTCCCACAGGTACATCCACTCTCCGTACTGACGGTCCATGACTTGACCGCCGATTTCAACCTCAATCTGCTGGATGAGTAAGTATCCGAGACGACGCTGGGCACCCTGCGTCCAGTTGACAGCACCACCGCCGGCGGATGCCGTGCGGGTGTCGGGCAGTGTCACCTCGAGGTATGTGCGGTACAGCAGGTCAGCATTGCGGTTGACGACAGCAACGACGCGTTGGCCGAACGACGGCGCACCTGTAAAGTTGACACGCATTGCCTCCATGGCAAAGTTCGTGTGACGCTTGTACATGACCTTCCAGAAGGTAATGTGAGGATTTCCAGTGATGTAGGCATCTTGAGCACCGTATGCAACGAGTTGGAGAAGACCGCCACCCATTTGTTTATTCTT